AGTATGGAAGCTACAGAAGAATTTACTAAAGGAACTGGAGTAGAATCTATAGGTGAGGCTTAATAAATAGTGTTATGGTAGATTACAAAAACGACATAGTTGGAACAAAAATAAAATCAGTTACATCTGACCCAGGAAGTCCATCAAATGGTGAAATATGGTACAGAAGTGATTTAGAGGAATTAAAATTTAAAGCTGCAACCGGTTCAGGTGCTTGGGCTACACAAACACCAATAAGTATAGGTAGAGAGGGTACTGAAACTGTTGGTGAACATACATCAATGATATGTTTTGGAGGGTTTGACCCTGGTCCTGAAATTTATACCGTTACTGAATCATGGAATGGTTCATCTTGGGCTGAAGTCAATGACTTAAACTCATCAAGGTATGAGATGAAAGGTGCTGGTACATCAACAGCAGCTTTAGGAATTAATGGCCAGGGACCTGTTGCTGCCGTAGTATTAAATGAATCTTGGAACGGAACATCTTGGACTGAAGTTGGTGATACCAATAATTCTAGAGGATCCCGAGGAACAAGTGGTGCTGGCACATCAACAGCAGCTTTGATTACAGGTCAAGCCAGTCCTCCAACTCGAACAGAATTTTGGAATGGTTCAAGTTGGACAAATGGTCCTAATTTAGTATCTGGCACAACAACATGTGTTGGAGATACAACAGCAGCTTTAGCTTGGGGTGGTTCAAGTAGACAAGTAGAAACAAATGAATATAATGGAACTAGTTTTAGTGCAGGTGGCGACCTTAACTACGGCAGAGGCGGAGGAACAGGTTCAGGAGTGCTAACAGCTGCTTTAGCAGTTGGTGCTGGTGCTACTCCAGCTGGACGTTCATCTGATGTTGAACAATATAATGGTACAGCTTGGACTACTGTTGCTGGACTAAGTATACATAGCGCAGGTCCACCTGGAGGTTCAGCATGTGGCACAACATCTGCTTCATGGGGAAATTTTGGTAATTACTACCCTAGCAACCCTACTTTATCTGGTAAGATGATTACACCTTTTGCAGAAGAATTTTTATCAGATAATGGCGAAAATATAATACAATCAACAGAAGAATAAAGGAGAACACATATGGCAAAAACTTATCAATATTGTGTGGCAGAAAATTGGGGAAAAGGATTCATAGAATTTGAAGATTCTTCTAAATTTACTATTAGAGGATTTCCTGGAAATGTTTGGAGAGTTCCAGCACACAATAAACATGCTAATCTTTGGATAAACAAAGTTTTAGGTGTTGTAAAAACAAAAGATGAAGCTCAATCAATTGTAAATACTGAGGTTACTACTGAACAAACAAGTTGGGATGGTGATAATGTAGAGGGTGAAACTTCAGAAGAAAAAATTGAGAGACTTGGACCTAGACCTGCTGATATTACATTAGAGGAGTAACTAAATGGCAAATTATGAGGACATAAAACCTATAGGAATAAGAACATCCTCTGATAATACTGGCAAGACTACCGGTCAAGTTTGGTATAATAGTACAGAAGAAAAAATAAAGTATAAAACAGGAACTTCAAAAAGAGTTTTTGTATCAGGCGGAGATTTAAATACTGCTAGGTGGAGTGGAGCTGCAGCTGGAACAAACACGGCTGGTCTTCTTGCCGGAGGACTTGTACAAAGTTTTCCAGCAGTCAAAGTTGGTAATGCCGAAGTTTATGACGGTACATCTTGGACTGAAGTTTCTGATTTAAACACCACAGCTAATTTTAATGTAGGGATAGGAACTTCAACAGCTGCACTTTCTGTAGGAGGTGCCCCAGGTGTTGCACTTAATGAATCATGGAATGGTTCATCTTGGACTGAAGTCGCTGATTTAAATGCAGTAAGACAGGGACATTCATCCTCTAATTCTGGAACAACAACAGCAGGAATAATTTTTGGAGGTCAAAGCCCTCCATCTAGTCCAGCGTATGTAGGATTAACTGAATCATGGAATGGTTCATCTTGGACAGAAGTTGGTGATTTAAACACAGTTAGGTCTTTTCTTAGCGGTTGTGGTACACAAACAGCTTCTTTAGCATTTGGAGGATTATTTACTCCACCAATAGCATACTATACTAATACTGAATCATGGAATGGTTCATCTTGGACAGAAGTTAATGATTTACCCACTAACCGTGCTTATCTTGGAGGTGCAGGAAGTTCTACGGATGCAATTGCAATGGGGGGACTTATATTTCCAGGTGCGCCAACTAATGCTGGTAGTATAACTGATGGTGTTGAACATTTTGATGGTACATCTTGGTCTGAATCTAATCCGATGAATAGAGCGAGATATAGAGGAAATAGTGCAGGTGCGGCCAGTTCATCAAGTTTTATTGCTGGTGGTTTTGGTCTTGGATTTGCAGCCACAGAGGAGTGTGTTGTATCTGATACAATTAGTGCAGAATCAAAATTATCGACCTAATTTAGATATAAATATAATTATAGAATTTACATTATAGGAGTTTGATGTGAAAAAAGAAAATCTAAAAAGCCTTATTGAAAAAGAAAGTGAAAATTTAAATAATCTTTTAGAAATAGAAGATTTAAAAGAATTTAAAATGATGACTTCCGAGTTAAGAGATACTTGGAATAAAAAACAAATGTTTCGTACAGAAACAGAAGCAAGATTTTCTGTTCTTCAAGACAATCGTTATCCCACTAAAGCTGCAAAATACTGGCAATGTGTTAGAGAACAATCAAGTTATCTAGATAATCTTATGATTTTGTCTTTTGAATATAGAAGAAATCAAGCAAAAATTAATGAATTAGAAGAACAAATAAAAACAGAAGAAGATAGACATAAAAAAGTTAATCTTGAAATTGATTTAGATGAATGTCGTTATGGCAAGGCGTCCATGGAAAGACAAGCTCATCATAGAATGAGAGAACTTAAAATGTGGTCTAAACTTAAAAAAGAATTTGATGATGGTTCATTTGATACACAAGATGTTAATAAACATCAATTAGAATCTTATGGTATGCAATATGCAGAAAAATTAAAACATTTAAATGAAAGCTCATCAGATGTTGATAAATTTAATGTAATAGGACAATTACAATCATTACAAAGAATTAAAAAATCTGGTGAATTATTATCTAATGAAGAAAAAGAAATATTAAATCATGAAAAAAATGATAGTGAAAAATAGTTTTTAGTTTTTTATTTTTGTTATGAAATTTCAACCGATACATTTAGGTCAATCTATTTTAAAATATCAAGTTCCCTATGATATTTTTAGAACAATTAATGTAATTTATGAAGCTTATTTAAAAAAGTTACCTAAAGCAAATAACCACCTAATAGGAAAAATAAAAAACGAACATTCTCTTTTTTATAGTAGAGATGATAAAGATGTTAAAAAACATAATTTTTTAACTAAAGAAGTGTATGAATGGTTTAAATATATTTTTTTACATTATTTAACTTATAATAAAATTGTTTATCACACAATTAATATTGATTCTATTTGGATAAATGAAATGAAAGAGTATGAATATAATCCTGCTCATGTGCATAAGGGTAATCTATCTACAGGCCTATCTAGTGTTTTAGTGTTAAAATTACCTAGTACCTATGGTAAAGAATATTCAAGAGAAGATTCTCCAACGAATGGAAAACTACAACTTTTTGGTTCATCATCTGGACAGTTTGCTAAAGTAGATTATGAACCTGAAATGAAAGTAGGAGATTTTTATGTTTTTCCTTATGATATGAGACATTGTGTTTATCCATTTAATGAAACAAATGAAACAAGAAGAACATTGGCTGCAAACTGTGATGTTGATTATAGCAGAATACAAAGCACAGGAGTTAAATAATGACTATAGAAAATAAGTATTATAATAAACCTAGAGTTATAACTGAACCAAGGTGGAAATCTTATGTTGCAGAAACCACCATTCCTATTTTTACTCCTGAACGGTGTCAAGATATAATAAATTTAGGTCGTTCAATGCCACCAAAAATGGGTAGTGTAGGTGGTAAAGAAGGTGTTGTTGAAGATAAAAGATTAAGTCATATTTCTTGGATACCTTTTGATAGTTTGCCACCTATGTATTATGTGATAGAAGATTTTATGAAAAAAACAAATGCAAATCATTTTGGATTTGAAAATATGCAATTAACTGAACTTGCACAATATACAGAATATTCAAATGGTGGATTTTATGAGTGGCATATGGATAATGATATTCATTTTGCAACAGGTGAATCTCCTGTTAGAAAAATATCAATGTCTTTATTATTAAATCATGAAAGTGAGTTTGAGGGCGGAGAATTGGAGTTAGGTGAAGAAGATAATGTAGCAAAACTTAGACAAGGTCATGCTATTTTCTTTGCTTCTTTTTTAAGACATAGAGTTAAACCTGTAACTAAAGGCACAAGAAAATCATTAGTTATGTGGTTTGGAGGCACACCTTTTAAATGATTAGAGAATTACATTTTCCAACACCAATTTACATATTTGACCATAATGACCCTTCATTAAATGTTCAGTTAGAAAAAGACATTTTAAATTGGATGAATGAAGATAAGGGCGTTTCTAAAACAAACATTAAAGGTTGGCACTCACCCACAGATATGCACAAAAAACCAGAATATAGAAGACTGGTACAAGGATTGTTTGAAGCACAATTTAAAATTTTTGAAGAAGAAAACTTAGCTAGTGAACCTTTTTTAGGCAATATGTGGGCAAATGTAAATCCGCCAGGTGGTATGAATAGAGCTCATATTCATCCTAATTCTTTGTGGTCGGGTGTATACTATGTCAAGGCACCTGAAAATTCTGGAGACTTAAAAATAGATGATTCTAGAACAGCTGGAGCTATGATGGTACCTACTTTAAAAGATTCTGATAAACCCATGCCTATGAGATTGTGGAGAGAAACACACTACAAACCTGTGGCAGGTCGTTGTATTATGTTTCCCTCTTGGTTAATGCATTGTGTAGACCCAAATGATTCAAATGATTTAAGAATATCTGTATCATTTAACTTTTTACAAAAAAACTTTACGGTATAAAAATATGTTTAAAGAAAAAAAATATGAAGTAATTAAAAATGCAATTTCTTATGAATTAGCAAATTTTGTTTATAACTATCTATTACTTAGGAGAGACGCTTCTAAATTTATATATGAAAAAAACATTTCAATAGAGGGCATGCACTATGGAACTTGGAAAGACCCCCAAGTGCCTGATGTTTATAGTGAATATTCAGATATGGTTATGGAAACTTTAATGATGAAATGTTTACCTGTATTAGAAGAAAAAACAGGATTTAGTTTAGTTCCTAATTATTCTTATACGAGAGTATATGAAAAAGGCTCTATATTGAAAAGACACAAAGATAGAAAAAGCTGTGAAATATCTACAACACTAAATTTGGGTGGAGATGAGTGGCCTATCTTTATTGACCCTACAGGAACAAATAATGTGATAGATGAATATAAAAATATACATAAACCTAATGCACCTTTAGGTGATAGGATTGTTTTAGAACCTGGAGATATGTTAATTTACTCTGGATGTGAGTTAGAACATTGGAGAGAGGAGTTTGAAGGTGATATATGTGGACAAGTATTTCTACACTATAATAGTATAAAAGAAGAACATAATACTAATGTGTTTGATGGTAGACCAATTCTAGGTATAAAACATTGGATGATAGAGTAAAAAAATTATAAATAGTACAAAGAAACTAGATTATACCTTATAAAATAATATAAATATAATAAAGTAATCAACAAAATCTTGGAGAGAGATAGATGAGTAGAAGTAGAGACATATCGAAAGGTTCAACTAGAACAGAATTTGTTTTTACAGCAACAGCTGGTCAAACAACATTTAGTACTGATGATACAAGTACAGCATTATCATATGCAGTAGGCAAAATAGAAGTATTTCTAAACGGTATTAGATTGGCACCTGCTGACTTTACTGCTACTAACGGCACATCTGTTGTACTAGCAAGTGGTGCCAACGCAAGTGATGTCTTATTTGTTGTTGCATACGGAACATTTCAGGTTGCAGATTTAGGTGCAGCTTTAACATCTGATTTAAATATTAGTAGTCAAAAAATTACAGGTTCAGCAATTGAATTAGACTGTTCAGGTGATATTACATTTGACGCCGATGGTGCTGATGTCTTATTTAAAGACGCTGGTACAGAATTTGGTCGTATAACAAATTCAACTTCAGACTTTGTGATACAAACTGCTGTATCAGACAAAGACTTTATAATTAAAGGAAATGATGGTGGTGCAACAATAACTGCTCTTACCATAGATATGTCAGCTGCTGGTGCGGCTACATTTAATGATGATGTAACTGCTTTCTCTGATGTAATACTTAAAGATAACATAGACACTATTGATAACGCTTTAGAAAGAGTACAAGGAATGAGAGGTGTTTTCTTTAATAGAAAAGATAATGATGTTACAAGACAAACAGGTGTTATTGCTCAAGAAGTAGAACCATTTCTTCCTGAGGTGGTAAGAGAAACTAAGGACGAAAAGAAAATCAAATCTGTTGCATACGGCAATATGGTTGGAGTACTTATTGAGGCAATAAAAGAATTAAATGCTAAAGTAGAGGAACTTCAAAATGCCGATAAAGAACGCAGGAACATTTCTTAGAATATCTGAAATTGCAACTGAGTTTAACGACCCAGCACCTCATCAAATGTCTGAGTTTTATCGTGGTGGTGGTCTAGTAAATGATGTTTCATCAAACAATAATGTACCTACATCTGGTACTATAAGATTTGGACTATTTTACGGCGCAGGTAATGCTATATCGGTAGCTGCCACTTCAGGCACAAATATTGATGTTGCACCTTTATTTCCAGGCACATTCACAAATACAGAAGCTAAAATTTTAACGATTGCTTCTGATGTTCAAATTGTAGGAAATCCTGCCTCATTAACTGTTCCTTCAAACATGGCTGGAACACTTGATATTCAAAACGCAGGAAACATTATCGGTTCAAGAGGTAATGGTGGTAATGGAGGTTCAGGTGGTAATGGTACTGACGCTAGTGCTGGTGGAAATGCAATTTCTATTCAATCAAATGGCGTTACATTAAACAACTCAGGAACAGTCTCCGGAGGCGGAGGCGGAGGCGGCGGAGGGGCCGCAGGTGCTTCTACTCAGAGCTCTAGTCAAGTAAACTTTGGGGCGACAAACTTTAGCCCTACTTTTGGATGGAGAAAAAATTTTGGTATATCAGGTATATTGTCAAATAATAGTGGTTTTATTAATGCAAATCCAGCTTATAGCATAAACTTTTCCCAGCCTGGTGCTAATACAACACAAATGAATAAAACTAGTGGTACAGGAGCACCAGCACGAATCAACAGAGGTAATCCATTAAATGACCCTGGTGGTGTTAACCCACACGCTAAAAGATTTAATGTTGGTGGAGGATTTTACCAACAAGTAACCAATACTCCTGGTGGTAATGGTGGTGGCGGTGGTAATGGATATGGATGGGATGGTTCATCTATTGTAACTGCTCAATCAGGTCCAGCAGGTTCTAGTCCAGGTGGTGCAGCTGGTGGTGCTGGAGGTGGTGCAGGTGCAGCTGGTTCTGATGGTTCAAACAGTCCAGCATTTAGTGGAGGTTCTGGTGGTGCTGGTGGTAATTCTATAACTTCACCTGGTGCAGTAAACTATTCAGTAACTAATTCAGGTACAATTAACGGAACACAAGGATAATACTATGCCAGTAGGAATATTGAAAAACACAGGAACAATTACAGGTTCAAAAGAACATACCTATGTAGAGTTTATACTTGTAGGTGGCGGTAATTCTTTTTATGGTGGACAGGTTGTAAAAAACTATGGAAGAATTAAATGTAAAACTATTGTAAAAATTTCAATAGGTGCAGGTAATATAAAAGGATGCCCTTCATCAATTACATGGAGTGCTGATAATACAGAATCTCATGTTACATCTGATTATGGTTTTGAACATTTAAAAGATAGTAACTGGCACAATGATAAAATTGTTGCAAAAGGTGGTGAAGAATCACTTGTTATTGATAATCTAACAGGCACAGAAACTAGATATGGTGACAATAAAAATAGACCAGGTACATGTGCAATTAAAATGTTAGCAACAGAATATGAAAATGCAATAGTAACAGGAAACCCAACTATAAATACAGATGAAGATTATAAAATATTAGTCTGGTCTCAACCAGGAACATTACAGGTATCTTGATATGGCACATTTTGCAAAGTTAGACCCAAATAATTTAGTAGAAGATGTTGTTTTTGTAGACAACAGCATTACTCATAAAACTTTCACAGAAAATGATGAAGAAGTATCTAGAGAAGAAGAACAAAGAGGTATAGATTATTTACAAGATATTTTTGGTAATGATACTGTTTGGAAACAATGTTCATTTAATACATGGTCTAATAAACATAAACTAGGTGGTACACCCTTTAGAGGTAACATGCCTGAAATAGGATATCAATGGGATGTATTAAGAAATGCTTTTATACCACCTAAACCTGGTAATGATTACATATTAATAGAAAAAAAATTACAATGGACTTCAATGGCAGACTGGACAAGTCAATATAGAGAACAAGTAAATTTTTTTAGGAGTAATGATATCTAATGGCAGTTACACAAAAAACAGCTGAAAATTTTGGTTTAGACCAAGGGGCAACATTTAGTAAAAACTTTACAGTTACTACTGATGGTTCAACTGCTTATGATATTTCAGGTCTAACATTACAAGCACAAATGAGAAAGTCTTTTGATTCATCATCAGCAACTACATTTACAGCAAGTGTAGTTACAGGTTCAAGTGGCATTTACAAATTAGTATTATCAGAAACAACAACTGCCTCAATAGAAGCAGGTAGATATGTTTATGATGTAGAATTAACATTATCAGATTCAACTGTTGAAAAGGTTCATTATGGCGTTGTTACTGTACATCCAGAGGTAACAAAGATATAATGAATGAACTACAAGAGTTTTTCCAATCTGTCGCAGTAGAAAAAAAGAAGGTCGCCGAAGAACAGGCACGAATACAAGCAAGAGAAGAAAGATTAAAACCACAAGTTAAAGTAAAATTAACTGACTTATCAGAGTTTTTTGGTACTATGGCAAGTGCTAAAAGAAATCTTAGACCTAAAACTTTACAAGACGCTGTAACTCCACCTAAACCTGAAGAACAAAAAATGCATTTAGAATTAGAGAGTTTCTTTGATAGACTTTCTAGTTTTGAAAATGCATTAGAAGAACAAATTGCAAAACCTAAAGTAGAACAAGTAGAAGAAGTACAAGAAGAAAAATCAAGTACTCAATTACTTGCAGACGCTATGAGTAAGTACACTAAAGGGGCACCTGAAACTATTACAGAAGAACCTACTGAACTAGATAAAATTAAAGAAGAATTTAGACACTTTAAAGAAACAGTTATTGCACAGATGGCCTCTATCGGTGGCGGTGGTGAAGTTAATCTATTAAAACTAGATGATGTAGATACTGGCGCTATAGGTAATGGTAAAGTATTATCATATAATGCTTCAACAGGTAAGTTAGTATTTACAACATCAAGTGGTGGTGCTTCTAACTTACAAGATTTATCAGATGTAGATACAACAAACTTGGCAGATGATTCTATTATGCAATACAATTCATCTACAGGCAAATTTGAATTTACAAATGAATTAGACGGAGGTACTGTATAATGCCTGTTGCAATTAAGATAAAAAGATTTGAAACTGCTGGTGATATACCTAACACTTCAGAATTAGTAGATGGTGAAATTGCAGTTAATATTGCAGATAAAAAAATCTATGTAAGAGATGGTTCATCAATTGTTACAATTAGTGGTGCTGACTTTAGCGCTGTAGGTGAAGATATAATACCTGATGGTGATGGCACAAGAAATTTAGGTAGTGCAACTAAAAGATTTGCAGAATTATTTTTAACAGGTTCTACAATTAACTTAGGTGGTGCAACTATTGATTCAGACGGAACTGGTACTGTATCAGTATCAGCAACAGGCGTAACATTGCCTAGAGAATCTAAAGATGAAGATGGTAATAAACTTTCTATACAGGGCTCAGGTGCAGCTGGTCAAGCAATTAGAAAAGTACCATTTTTTACAAATTCTGGAGGTTTAACAACACCTAATAAAAGATTTGAATTTAATGCTACAATTGAAACTAGAACGGCATTTGGAGACGCTAATCATACATTTACTAAGTCAAACGGCTCTAGTGGATTAGCAAGTGCCGATATAACTCTATTTCAATTTTAGATAAATAGTAGACAAGAGAGAGGAAAGAGATGTCAGCTAAAACACCGATACGAGGCGTATTTGATAGTGGCACAGCCACAGGACTTGCCGAGTTTCAATCAGGCGAATTTATAGCACTTACTCATGGTGGGTTAGGTGCCTCTTTATCTATTGGTTCAGCAGGACAAGTCTTAAAAGTAAATTCTGGCGCTTCAGCATTAGAGTTTGGTAATGTTGAGGCGATTGTAAATATAGATGGTGCAACTGATTTAGAAAGTGCTACACTAGCTGTAGGTGATAAAATATTAGTATCAGATGGTGGTACAGAAGGTAGAGCATTATTATCACAAGTAGATACTTTATTTTCAGGCACAACAAAAACACTTACAAATAAAACAATAAGTGGTGGTTCAAATACTTTATCGAATATTGGTAATAGCTCATTAACTAATTCAAGTGTAAACTTTGGTGGAGTTACAGTATCGCTTGGTGCTTCTGATACAACACCTGCTTTTGATTTATCAGACGCTACTAATTATCCAACATCATCATTAACAGGTACAATTACAAATGCTCAATTAGCAGGTTCTATTTCAAACGATAAATTAGCAGGTTCAATTGCAAATGCTAAATTAGCAAACAGTTCTATTACTGTAACAGACGGCAGTACTTCAACTGCTACAGCGTTAGGTGGTACAATAACATTCTCTGGTACTGCTAATGAGGTAGAGGTTGCAGAAAGTTCAGGAACAATTACAGTAGGTTTACCAGACAATGTTACTATTGCAGGTAACTTGACTGTAAGTGGAACCACGACAACGATAGACACTACAAACACAACTATTGCAGATAGTTTATTAGAATTAAATTCAGGCGCTACATCAAACTCAAATGATTCAGGTATCATTATTGAAAGAGGTTCAACTGGCGATAATGCAATAATTATGTGGGATGAATCAGCTGATAGATTTGTGGCTGGTACAACTACAGCAACAGCAGATTCTACTGGTAATATATCACATACAAAAGCAGATTTTCATGCTGCTACTATTAGAGGTTCAGCTGGTGATTTTATAAGTACAGGCATATCTTCTGTAATGACGGTCACAGGAACAGATGATGGTGCTGGCGAAGGACCTGATATTGTAATTAAAAGAAACTCTGCTAGTCCAGCAGATGATGATATATTAGGTGCGTTAGTATTTAAAGGTGAAAATGACGCTGACCAGGCAGTTACTTATGGTAAAGTAAGAGCAAAAGCTTTAGATGTATCAGATGGCACAGAAGACGGACAATTACAATTTAGTACAATCGTTAATGGTACAATCAGTACTGTTGCAACATTAGATTCTACATCTTTATATTTAAATACAGGCACAGATATTACTTTTGAAGGTGATGGTGCAGACGCTCACGAATTAACATTAACTGTTGCAGATGGCATAGACGCTGACAGAACAGTTACTTTACCAAATGCGACTGGTACTGTTGCGTTAGAAGGAACAGTTACATCTGGTTCAACAAGTATTACAACAAATATAGGTGCTAGAACTTTTGAGACTGAAAGTTTAGATACACCTGTTGGTTTTATTACTGTTGCAATAGGGGGAACTAACTATAAAATGCCTTATTATAGTGCATAAATAGTATAGAGGAATTAAGATATGGCAAACCCAAACACAAGAGAATCACTAAAACAATACTGTTTAAGAGCATTAGGTAAACCGGTAATTGAGATAAATGTTGATGATGACCAACTAGAAGATAGACTAGATGAGAGTTTACAATATTTTGCACAATATCATACAGATGGTATTCGTAGAACTTATTTAAAATACAAACTTACTTCAGATGATAAATCTAGACTACAAAACAAAACTAGAAGTAATGAAACATCAACAGATTTAGAAGAATCAGGTGTTACTACACAACACTTTGAACAAGACAATTATCTTGTTATACCTGATAGTGTTATTTCAGTTACAAACATATTTCCTTTTTCAGATAAAGGTAATCTAAACTTATTTGATGTTAGATATCAATTAAGATTAAATGACTTATACGATTTTTCATCAACATCAGTAATTAACTATGATGTAGTATTAAGACATTTAGATTTCTTAGACCATATTCTAGTAGGTGAAAAACCTCTTAGATACAATCAATTAGATAATAGATTATATATTGATATGGATTGGACAAATGATTTAGATGTTGATGAGTATTTAATTATAGACTGTTATCGTAAATTAGACCCTGCTACATTTACAGATGTATTTAATGACATATGGGTCAAAAGATATACGACACAAAAATTCAAATTACAATGGGGTCAAAACTTAGCGAAGTTTGCTGGTGTTACTATGATAGGTGGTGTATCACTTAATGGTAATGAAATAATGCAACAAGCAGAAGCTGAGATAATCAAACTAGAACAAGAAGTCAGAAGTAATTACGAGGAACCACCTCATTTGATACTAGGATAACGCCATGCCAACAAATCATTATTTTCAAGGTGGCAACGGCATAGGTTCATCAGAAGAAAAAAAACTTTTTGAAAACTTAATTATTGAAGGTTTAAAAATCTATGGACATGATGTCTATTACCTACCTAGAACTTTAGTCAATAAAGACCTTATACTTGGCGAAGATGTTGCAAGTAAATTTAATGCAGCCTATCTTTGTGAAATGTATATGGATACAACTGAAGGATTTGCTGGCGAACAAGAATTAGTA